AATACGGCACGACCATTTCGGTGATGTCCTCAACCGTCAGGCTTTCCTCGTCAAAACGATAGATCGCCGTGGCTTCATAAGCAGTCGCTTCGTCTGCAACCTGCTGATAGGTCGCGCCGCGGATCAGACGTGGATCGAGGTATTCGTATCCGTCGCTCGTCGGAACCTTCAAAAGGATCCGCTCGGCGGTATTCAGGGCAATGTTGGACATATTCGACCCCATCATTTGGCCAGATCAGCTTTCGCGTCTTGCGTGGCCGGTTGCGTTCGGTGATGGGTTCAATATATACGCAAAAAACGTATACGCAAGGGAAAAGTACGAAGTTTGCGTAAAATATTTGACTTTACGTACGTGATGAGCGTAAAAGAAAAGCCCCGGAGCGGTGATGCTGCCGGGGCCTGAAAGCGGTCTTCGTCACGGGAATGTGTAGCAAAATAAGGAACGTTACACAACCGAAATGATCGTTTCAGGGTGTCGAAACACTAGAATTCTTGGGTCTGCTCGGAGGTTCCCGCCAAGAATTTGCGTAAATCAGACACGAAAGAAACGGTCTTTGTTTGGATTTGACCCGTTTTCACCTATCACCAGGCGCATGAAATCCACAGCGGTTCATCGGCCCAGTCTGTCGATGCGGTCTTAGCGGGTTAGACGCCGCTCGACTGGTTTGGATGCGACCTGAGAGAGTGAACTGCCGATATAAGCCTTCATGCATGGAGACGGACTGGCCCACCGGGGAAATAGGGCAGGCAGGGATACTAAGACTTCATGGCATCCCGGTTCATCGCGATATGGTGAACTGCAAACGACGGAACCCTTCTCGTATGAAGGTGAACGTCTTGATAGCCAGAGGTGTGTCTAAAATCTGGGAGAAGGATGAGAATGCCAATCAATCCAGAGAAGATGAAGCTCTATCCAGGCGGCTCAATCAAATCACCGGAGTGGCTGGCGATCCGCGAGCGAATCCGTGTGAGAGCTGGAAATCGCTGTGAGAAATGCGGGATCGAGAACCACGCGCTTGGCGGCCGGCTTCACAGTGGCAAATTCTTGAAGGCCCGGCCAAAGGGCGACGATGGATTAAAGCTCGTCTGGCCGAAGGCCGGCGAGGAATGGTGGTGCGGGGAGGGCGAGCCAATCAAACTCCGCATTATCAAGATCGTCTGCACCGTAGCGCACTTCGACAATCATCTTGTCGATCATTCCGATGACAATTTGAGATTCTGGTGCCAGCAGTGCCATCTACGCCATGACGCGAAACAGCACGCCGCCAACGCTCGGATCACACGTCGACGGAAAGCGCCTCTGATCGATATTGAGGATTTTCTATCATCCAAGTAGCAGGCCAAAAAGAAACCCCGCCGAAGCGGGGCTTGTGGGAGTGAATTTTTCTATCATGAAGGATCAAAAGTCGGTGGATTTGACGACTGGGAGCTCACCAACAACGCTGACGTCTGATCCATCGAATGAAATCTCGAATCTAATAGTTCCCTCGGATTTGATGCTCAGCGGTATACCCTGGAATGCCATTACCAAGGGACGGTCTTCATTCTCCAACATGCTGATGCCGTCCACTTTGTTGTCAAACTCGCCATGCGAGATACGAGCTGTGAACTTACGCTCGCCCTTTTTAAGCCCATAAACTCTTGCCCAAGCAGCTATGCCGATGTCGATAGGGAACATCGGCACCATCATGTCTCCGGTGTAGACGCCAACTAGAGTCTGCTTGCCGGTGATTTCTTGCCTTACATCGTCGCAGAATATAATGTGACCATTAGTATTATTCATGGCGCGATCGATCGCTTTGCTAGAGGGGTAGCGTTAACAAACACGGCATTGGGCGCATGGGTTTTGGTTTGCTTTTCAAGTGAGAGCAACTCCGTAGCGATATCTTGTATTTTCATGTTTCTATGTGCCAAGCAGACTGCTTCAATAGCATCTGGTTTAAGGAGTTTCCCATCGATAGCAAAAAAGTAGTCGGCCACTGTATCAAAGGTCCAGTTTCCAGGACTTCCCAGTGTACGTGATACTTGTCCTTTATCCTTCTTCAGTCTCTTTGCGAGCGTGGCCTGACTAATCCCTGAATCCAAGAAAACGCTCAGCATAAGCTCATGAAGGTCACTTCTTAGTTTCTCTCGAATGTATTCGAGCTTCCCCTCGGAGATTGGTTCATCTCCGACAGGTTTAGACAAGAAAGTGATTTGAGAAGTATTCATCTGCGTTCTCACTTACGATTGGAGAATGGTGAGGGAACAGCCGGTCCCATTCCTTTTTTGAGTTTTTTACATTTTGGCGGAATTTATCGGCAATTGCGTTGCGCTCTTTCCACATCAGACCAATGAAGACATCTTTCGAAGCCATTGCCCCAAAGACCCTCAATTGAGGTCGAGGATCGCGAATCCGAATGCTGAGAATACCGAGTTCCACGGGACCTGTTCGAGCAATCTCGCAATGCTTTTCCTTGTCGTATGGATCCATTCCAAATGTCATCCGCTTACCCACGGTAAAGCTGTCAAACACCGAACGCGTTCTCATGCCGACTTTTGCAAGCCTCTCTGGCAGACTTGCCTCTTCATGTACGAGTTGTATTACGTCCTTCGATGCGTAAATACATCTACTAAGGCCCCCGTGCCCAATTAGCGGTTCGAGTAGAAAAAGCTCTTTTGCCTTTTCAAGTTCGCTTATTCGATCCTGAATTGACATTTAAGTCAACACACATTCATTGACAACTGGTTACGATGTCGCGACCAGATGAAATTTTTGTAATGAATGTCACCGACGACACCCGCCGCTGTAATCCCCCGCATAAATCCCCCTTACTTTATCACGCCAAATCGCCGGAGAACGCGCCCAACGATGAAAACATCGTCTGGCCGTTTTTCCTTGATCCGGTGGCGCGTGTTGTCTGAAATGATCCGAATTACGTTCTCGCCGTTCTCCTGCGCGACTTCGAGACGCTTCACGACAAGGCCGCCGATCTCATCGAGGATGGCATAGATTCCGTCCGGAGAAGGCCAGCGGTGCCGAGTGTCGACCACGACGACATCACCCTCTTCAAGTGTCGGATACATGCTGTCTCCCTGAACGGGGATGAAAACAGTATCTTGCGGGTGAAGCCCGAGAGACGTGTAAACGGCAGGCGGCAACCGCCAGTAGTCCGATACCGCCTCAGCCGCGAATGTCATCCCTTTATGACCTGGTACACCTTCATTCACGATCGACAACCCACCCGCTCCCATGCCACCGGTGATATCGATCTGAGGTGATGTACCCTCCGGCGCTCCACGAAAGCCAGTCTCGGAGCCAAAAGTTAACGTTTCGTCATTGTGACTGTCGGGCTCGTCAGGATCGAAGCTGTCTACGAGAGTGCGCTTCTCTCCGTTAAGAAGACGACTTCTCGCCTCGGGGTTCCCTAGAGCCCAAACTTCATCAGGTTCAATGGGTGGTTTGCCTTTCCCGACGAGGGCTGGCGCGAGCTTGCTGACCAGATCCATACCAATAAATTCTTTATTGAAGTCGTTTTCACTCTCATAGCGCTGGATGCTGGAAGCCCGCGCATATCCGATGGCTTTCGCCAGCTCATCCATTGAGAAACCGGCGCGTTCCCTAAGCTGTTTGAACTGATTTGTTACGTGAAAACGGTGCTTTGTCATTTTTTTACGTTACGCATATCGCGTTTACGTTTTCCACGTTGACATTCTTACGCATGATGCGTATGAATGCGTAATGCCAACAACGCGGAAAGACCAATGACCATCACTCCAGCCGAATATGTGATCACTAAGCTTGGAGGTCTGACCAAGACCGCCAGAGCTTGCGGAAAGCCTGTTTCGACGGTTCAGGGATGGAAAGAGCGTGGCACTATTCCCCAAGTCCACTGGTCTTCCCTCAAGCAAGCAGCTGAAGTTGATGGCGTATCTCTCGAATACGCAGATTTCGTAGATCACCATCCTTCGACAGAAACAACGAGCGCGGCATGAGCATCCATCAGTTCCCACGATGCGCCGCATATCTCAAGGGAATGCGTGTGAACCTGAATGATCCAGAGATGACGGATTACTGGTTCGCTGTGATCCTCGGGGATCGCATTGCCGGCGATGTTCTTGATAGGGCAGGCGTTCGTTTCGAGCGCGGAATGCGCGACGGTCAGAAGCTCCTGCAGGGCATCGAACAAATACTCGCTCAGGGTCTCCACCGTACGGGTGTGCAGGCAAGCGAAGCTCTCAAGGCATTCATCGGCTCTCGTGGCGTCAAGGCTTCGAAGCTCAAGACGATACAGGACTTTTGGAAGGTCGCA